CCAATTGTCTCAGCATGACACCCAAATCGAATGCATGAAGGCTAAAGACGATGCTAAAGTTTTAGTTACAAGTTCGACAATTATGGTGCAGTGTTTTGAGGTAAAGATCGGAAATTGAAATGGCAGCAAAGAAGCTAGAAGATCAATCCAAGTACGATGCTTATGACATGGACGGAGACGGAATTGTTTCTGACTCTGAAATGTCTAAGGCCAAAGAGATTAGGGAAACTGAAGACGCGCTGAGAAAGCACTTAGCGCAGCTTAGAATGGCACGGTGGACTTTGATCGGCATGGGTGTCTTTACGGTTACAATGTTTTTCATACCATTGGATCGGGTCACTGCACTGAGCGACATTTCTAATTTGTTCTACATTAGCGGCGCTGGTATCGTCGGCGCGTTCATGGGCGCAACAGCATGGATGGGTAGAAAGTAATGGGTATATTAAGCGCACTGATAGGGCCAGCTACTGAGCTTGCTGGCAAGTTTATCCAAGACAAAGATCAAGCGGCACAGCTTGCCCACGATCTTACCACGATGGCAGACAAGCACGCTCAGGAAGCGATGCTTGCGCAGATCGAAGTTAACAAGGCCGAAGCGGCCAGCGGGTCGGTGTTCAAGGGCGGATGGCGTCCCTTCATTGGTTGGGTGTGTGGTGTCGCGTTTGCGTATCACTTTGTGTTACAGCCTTTCATTGTGTTTGTGGTTGCGGCCGCTGGTATAACAATCCCTGAGTTGCCTACGTTTGACATGGGTAGCCTAATGACTGTTATGATGGGGATGTTGGGCCTTGGTGGCCTGCGCAGCTATGAGAAAAAACAAGGATTAACAAAATGACTTATAAATTATCACAGCGCAGCTTGGATAAGATGGAGGGCGTCGATGAGAGATTGGTGGCAGTGGTTAAACATGCGATCACAGCAACCAAGACCGACTTTGGTGTCATACAGGGCCTTCGCACACTTGAAATGCAGAAGGCTCTGGTCGCCAAGGGCGCGTCACAGACAATGAAATCAAAGCACCTTGACGGGAATGCCGTTGACTTGATGGCCTACGTTGGCGGGCGTGGATCGTGGGAGCTTAACCTTTATGATGATCTTGCCGATGCCATGAAAGAAGGCGCGAACGCAGTAGGCTGCAAAATACGCTGGGGAGCCGCGTGGCACATCGACAGCATTGGTCAACATGAGGGAACAATGGAAGAGGCCATGAACGGATATATTGATCTGCGAAGGTCGCAAAATCGCCGCCCATTTATTGACGGGCCGCATTTTGAACTGACCTAAAATATTGCACCGACTACCGCCATGAGACCGGCTCCGCATACGAAGCCGATCATGCAGCCAATCAATCCAGCCAAATCAATTTTATCCATTGTTAGGTCTTCCTTTCGGTCTAATGCTGTCTGACGGCAGGCTGGTGCGCTTGCACTTCGCCATGCTGTCTCTGGACTGCGCCAAGATAATGGGATAAATTACATCGCTGGCCACAGAGCAAGTTTGCATGTTTTTAAAGTACACCGTCGACGTGGCCTCGTATGAGGTCACGCCAGATGTAACGGTGTAGGTCAGGATTAGTGCCGCCCAGTAGGTCATCGCTCATCCTCAAAATTGTATTTTGGAGTAATCGGCTGCTTGCTGAATACCCATCGCCATTGTTTTTTGGGCTGGCCTTTAATCAATATATAATCTCTCGCCCGGTGAAGCTGGCCCGACTGAAACAATTTGATCAGATAGTTTGAAGTTTTAGGTGCGCTGTCTCCTATCATCTGAGCGGCTTCTGCGGCGGAAACAATCTTATCATTGGCGAGACGAGCCATAATGCGATTACCCTGCTCTACGGCGTTCTCCTTGCGCCTTTGAGCTATCTCAGCAGCACCTTTGTGCATTGTTCTTGGCCTTGGCTCTGTATTTGGAAATTGCCCGCGTTTTCCCAATTTATGCTGTAGATTTTCAAATTCATTTAGGCAATGGCCGTAAGTTATCTCAAACCTGTCGCGCTTGCTGGTGACGCCCACAAGTTTAGCTTTTAATCTGCCTTCTGAAGATCGGTTAAAGTTGATTTCAGCCTCTCGAGCAGCGCGGTCTGCTCCTCTAGCCGCTGCAACAAGTTTGGCCTCTCCAATGCGTTTGGCTCTTTCAGCATTAAAGAGTTCACTCTCTCCAGCCTCTGTATATATTTCATTGCTTTTTCCATTTCTGACCTTTCTGGCTAAAATTATTCCTAATTTTTTTGTAATGCGGTGAACCGTTGAATTGGAAATGTACAGAAGGTCTGCGATTTCTCCCTGAGACATATTCATTTCAGCGCATTTAATTATTTGATCTACAACTACTTTCGTTGTCTGGCTCATTCGTCTTCCTCCAACGGTTCAATCTTGCCAACACCCGCGCAATTTCTGCACTCTCTGCTTTCAGTGTCGGGAAAGCCGTAGGGGTTATTCATAGATTGTGAAATAAAGATTTCACGCTCAACAGTACCATTGCCATTGCACTCTGGGCAATCAATCCACCCGTCCATTACATCAATCCTTTCGCTAACAATGGCACTGCAAAGAGTGCTATGATAAAAACGATTTCGCCTGTGATTTCAAATTTACGTTTCATTATAATACTCCTTGTAACCAACCAATTGCAAAACTTCGCGCACCATTTCTCGGTCAAAGCTATCACCATCAAATTTAATATCTTTTCGTTGAGACAACAAAAAACACGCGGCAATCATAACTTGATCAGGTACTTTCATTTGCATGATTGCATCATCATCTGAGTAAAAAGAACTACAATATTTAATAAAGTTTTTTACGTCTTCGCTTAAAGGTAGCTGAGTAAATTTAATATTATTCACTGCGTGTCCTCCATAGCATTAGCAAGCTCAGAGCCTTCCGACACCCAATCATTAATTGAGATATGATTAAGCTGATGCACGTTGACGCTGTGCTGCGCCCAATCTGCCCACTCTGGGCGGTCTTCGCCCTCCAAGTTTGGATGCGTGTCATAAGTAAACAAAAAGTAATTGCCGCCATCGGTTAAGACTTTTTCAAGGCTGAGATGTTTGCAACCAATCTTTTTTAATATTTGCAAAATTGTAAAGCGGCGCGTTGGGGCAGATGTTTTTATGCTAAAAATGTGAGCATCAACATTGTAAATTGTATTTTCCATTTTATTTCTCCCGGTTGGTGGGGCCTGCGCCCCGGCTATACAATCACACTAATCCGTAAAACATCCTATGTAAAGGCTAAAGTTGCACTTGCGCAATCTTTTTTTAGGATGTAACGTCCTATTAATTAACCTTGGAGGGGTGACATGAAAAAAGAAAGTCGAGTGGTCCTAACGGACGCGCAACATGAGGCGCTGGCACTTGCCGCCGATAAAAGCGGCATGGCGCTGGCAACATTTATAAGGTCGGCTGCGTTGCAAGCCGCCCAAAGGATTGGCATTCACGCTGACCAGCCGCCGGCTGACTGATGGTCAATGGCCGAAATAAAGGCGCAAGCTATGAGCGAGAAATTGCCAAAATGCTCTTTGATGAGTTGGGCATCGGTTTTAAGCGCGACCTTGAGCAATACCGCGCTGGCGCTCACGCTGACCTTATAGCCGACGATCCAGACTTCCCGTTTACGCTTGAGTTAAAGCGGTACAAAGACGGGCCAATCGGCGGGTCGCCATCATGGTGGGCGCAGGTTGAAGTTGCAGCGAAGCGCGAGGGCAAAATACCTTGCCTGATCTACAAATATGATCGCAAGCAAAATCGCTGTGTAATACCATTGTCAGCCGTCATGGACGGCGGGCAGGGTTTAATCGAAACAGACTTGGAGACGTTCTGTTTTATCATTAGGGAGAAATTGGGATGAAACCTTACAAATACCAAAATGCCGTTAATAAACATCCAGAGGATTGGGAAAATCTTTTACACTTTGAAACCATCATCAATGCGACGAAAATTCGCTCTGATCTTTATTTTGCTAACCACGAAAAAGCACCGTGGCATGTGCAAGCAGTTATAAACGGTTTTCAGGTAAATTTCTGGCCGCACAAAATGAAGGCTCATGCACAAGGCTTTGGGACAAAAACAACCCGACACGCAATAATTGAAATGATCCATAGCATTAAATTTGAAAAAGATTTTGAGGTGGTGGAATGATAACCGCTGATAAAAAGACCAACGATCAATATCACGCTATTTTAAGGGAGAAAATCTAATGGACGCTTTTGATATTCGTACTGAAAACCAAATTAAAGAATTAATCGAACACTTTGTTATTAGCCTTGGTAACGAGTTGACCCAGCATGAAGGTACGCATGGTATCGCTAATACGCTTCACGATATTGCCGAAGGCAAAGGCAACATTCGCGGAATAGCTCAAGCACTTTTCCAAATCGGTGATGCGCTTGATTCAATATCAAAAACTTACGCTTATGAGCTTCGTTCAAAGCTAGAAGGTGAAGTCTAATGGAGAATAACGATTTATTGCTGGGAAAAAGAGTTTGGCAGCAAAGGCACGCTGGCGTTTCTTTAAGGGAAGTTTCTTTGGAGTTTGGCATTCTTGAATCAGAAGCCGCGCGATCTGAGCGGATATATTTTACGCAAATCGGCACGATAGCGGCAATTAACGACACACCAGTGGAAGGGGAGGTTTTTCCAATAAGTAAATGTATGAGCCTTCATGTAGAAGAGCTTAATTTAACCCGTCGACAAAGAAATGGTCTTCAAGATTTGTTTGATTGTTTCCCCCTTGAGCGAATGCCACCCGATGGGTGGCGGCGGGACTCGGTCTGCCCGACATGGGCTGGCCTTACTGTCGGAGATGTAGCGCAATTAAGTGACGTACAAATTTTGCGTACTAGAATAGGGCCTAAAACACTCAAGGATATTAAGAAAAAAATATATGATCTGCGGAAAAAAACCGAGGAGGAGCAATGATGATAACCGCTGATAAAATGACCAACGCTCAATATCACGACGAGGATGCAATCAGCTCAAGTGACGCAAAGATGGTCCACAGCAAGTCACTGGCGCACTGGAAGGCCAAGGTCTATAAATCCAGCACAGTGTTTGACATTGGAACCTGTGTGCATGCAATGGTGCTGGAAGACGGCAAGGGCATGGTCAGAGGGCCAGATACCCGGCGCGGCAAGGCTTGGACCGATCTATATGAAGAGGCGCAAGCCAAAGGCGAGACGCTGCTGACTGCCAGTGACTATGACCTTGCGCAAAATATTGCGCATAGCGTTGTGTTTCATCCAGCGGGTCGTAGGATGGCACGCGACACGACGGTCAACGAAGCCAGCTTTTTTGCCACTGACCCGACAACCGGGCTAAAGATCAAGTGCCGCCCAGACAGCTATTGGGATGCCAAAGGCGTGATTTACGATCTCAAAACGTGTCAGGATGCGTCACCAAAAGGCGTAAGCAAGGACATGGTTTCGTACAATTACGCCATCCAAGCAGCCTTTTATCTTCATACTATGAATTGCGCAGGCTGGCCAGTTGACCAATTCGTTTTCGTAAATGTGGAGAAATCGGCACCATATGCCGTATCAACGAACATTCTATCACCCGAATATCTTGCGTGGGGCAAGCATAAGATGCACGAAACCCTCCACAAGATTGCCAAAGCCAACGAGGCCCAGCGATGGGACACTGGTTGGTCCGACACAACCAACGTGGTTGTTTTACCAAGATGGCTGCAATTAGACGCAGCCGAATTTTAAAACTAGGAGAGAATAAAATGGCGAATACTGACTTTAAATCAACGATGATCCGAAACGTGGAATTTAAGTATCCGAAATTGAACGCGACATATCGCTTTAACACGGCGCTTAAAAAGAGCGAAGAGGCGGCTCCAAGTGCTTCCGGCGCAGCTTATTCGATCTCATGGGAAATGCCAAAGGACGATGCTGCCAAATTACATGCAGAATTAAAAACGCATTACGAAACATGCAATCGTAAGGAACCCTTCACCAAGGTCTTCGGCATGAAGAAAATGGAGAACGGCAACTTTGAGTTTCGCGCCAAGCGCAATGGCACAAACAGCCAAGGCGTTCTAAACAGCGCACCGCGCGTAATTGATGGGCAAAAGCAACCATTGGCCGATCTGGCCTTTTGGGGCGGCTCTAAAGGCAGCATTAAGGTTACGGCATATCCAGTGACCGATCCTGATAATAACGGCGGGGTGAGTTTACTCATTGACACAGTGCAAATCACTCACGCAGTATACGGGTCTGCTGGGTTGGACGATTTTGACGATTTGCCCATGACGATGGCGGGCGGGATCGACGAGGCTTTAGATGACTTTGGCCCAGCCGTTGCTCCAGTAGCAGCCGCTCCAGTAGCACAACTGGATGATGATGAAATTCCGTTTTAAGTAAAGAAAAACCCAGCAGTTGCACACTGCTGGGTTTCCACTGGGAGAAAACGAACAATCGATTGGAGAAAGGTCCGAATATGCAAATACTAACAAAAAAGAGCGACATTGGCAAGCAAACGATGCTTTTAGCCCACGGTGCGCTTGACACGCGAATAAACGATGCCGGGTCAGAGTATGAAAGCATCAAATTAGGCAAAATAGCTAAATTGGTAGATGAGCCGCAGTCCACAGAAAAGGAAGCCGCCGCGTTCATAATCCCCTCGACATATCGCGCCTACGATGGCCGCAACCACGCAGCCCAGCGCGACAACGGCGAATACTGGCTGCTGGCCATTGACGTTGATGAGGGCGACCCATCGCTTACCGAGCTAAAATCAGCGGTTGAGCGGGTCACATTTAACGCATCAGCGCTGTTTTATAGTTCATCAGGCGCAAGCGAAGATAACCGCAAATGGCGCGTATTGATCCCATTGTCAGAGCCAATCAGCGGCGCAGATTACGTTGACGCGCAGTTGTCGCTATTTGACCTGATGAAAGCAGAGGGCATTGCCTGCGATGTGGCTCTATCGCGCACAGGCCAGCCAATATACCTTCCAAACGTGCCGAAAGCACGCCGCGATGAATTTGGCGAGCCAATATTTTATCATGGCGTGCGTCATAGCGGCGATGGCTTGCTTGTCCCAAAAGAAAGCACGATATGGGCAAATCTTGAGTTTCGCCGCAAAAATGCTGAAATGGCCGAGCAGCGTGCCGCCGCAGAGCGGGCATTGCGTGCGCAAAAGCGCGAGGAAAATCGCGGCAAGTATGACAACGCCGATCCAGTGGAAGAGTTTAACCTTAGCCACACCATCAGCGATATGATGCTGAAATATGGCTATGAGCGACAAGGCAAATCAGACAGCTATCGCAGCCCAATGCAGGCAAGCGGATCGTTTGCCACTAAAGACTTCGGCGAGTATTGGGTGAGCCTGTCAGGCTCGGATCGCGGCGCTGGCATCGGTCAAGCCTGCGGTGAGTTTTGTTTCGGCGATGCGTTTGATCTATTTTGCCATTTTGAGCATGCAGGCGTTATGTCA